TGGAAGCGTTTTTGGAGTTCGTGGCCAACGACGAGTCGGTTGAGGAATCGGCAAGCCTGGCCGACGATGCGGCGATGGAGCGCGCAACCGCAAGATTGGAACAGGTGCTGACCCGCATTGCTAATGACCCGGATAAGCTAAAAGAGCTGGTAGACGCATGCAAGGCGGCAATGGCAGCGGTAGACGCTGACGAGCGGCAAGAGCAAGAGTGAGAATCAGACGGGGATGAACAGGCACGACGGGACAACAGGGGAACTGCGATGAAGCGGAACATGGACCTGTTGCGGATGATCCTGATGAAGCTGGAATCAATCGAGACACCAATCCCGGTTGAGGCGCTGGAGTTGTACGTATACCCCCGCGCGATGATTGAGGATCACGTCCACATCATGGAGCAAGCAAACTTGATCGAGCGCACGTGGTTGGCGCATCCCGACAAGAAATTGTTGCAGATGACCTGGCACGGCCACGAGTTCCTAGAGCTTGCCCGCGACCAGCGCCGATGGATTCGGGCCAAGGACAAGGTAGGAACCGCCGGGGTCACGTTTGACGTGTTCTCCAAGATTCTTTCCAACCTGATGGAAGATGACTTTTCCCAAGTTTTGGCGAGGGCGTCCCATGCCGTTTGAGAGCCAAGCGCAGCGAGCCTGGATGCACGCCAACCGCCCGGCGATGGCCGAGCGGTGGGAGGATCATACTCCCTCTGACGCTAAGCTGCCCAAGCGCAGGCGGCGCAAGGGCAAGGGGCTTACGGCCAACGCCAAGCGGCGAAAGTTCAAGCGCAAAAAGCGGTTCGCCGCCGAGGGTTCCGCGCAATCTAGGGCGCTGTTGGAGCAAACCCGCCGCCTGGCCCGCATCGACCCCACCCGGTCCATATCCGAGCGGCATAAGTTCGCGGCCCGCGTGCGCGCCAAGTTTGCCAGGATCAAGCTGGCCGTCCACGATTTGCTGGTCAAGCAGGACGCCTTCGGCATGCTGCGCCGCCAGAAGCTGGTAGAACAGGTTAACAACCAATTCTGCCCGACAGGTGAAGGCGGCGGGGTTGACCCATCATGTTCTCCTGGATTGAGCCAAGCCGGGATTGAAGCGGACGGGAAACTGTACCCGGAGAAGATCACAGGGGAAGCAAGAGAAGAGTACATAACTAAGGTCGAGGAAGATATAACTAAGGTTGAGAAGTCCGATAAAAAACGCAAAGTGGTGGATAACAAGACCGGCAAGAGTAAGTTCGTCCGGCTGGCATCTATCGGCGGGATTCTATTGACGGAAGATAGGGAACTTGAATCACGGCTGCGGTCTTACAAAAAAGGGTCTGACGGAAAGTGGTACGTAAACAGGGGGAACAAGTTGGAAGAAGCGACCGGGGATAGCAAAAGGGTTTTACTGAAAGACGTTAGGGAGATTGCTGAGATAGCGGCGGAAAAAAGGTTTTCAAAAGAGACCAAATTTGACGGCGACGCCTTAAAAACCGCGAAGAGGATCAGGGAAGACTTCGATCTCCCGGTGCGAATTTCGGTTCCTGATGACAGCAACAGTCGCTATGTTTTCGCCAAAATGCCAAAGGGCGGAGAATTCAAGATTCGATTTGCCGATCATGGGCAGCCAATGGAACAAGTCGGTGACCGCGTGATACCGGTCGGGGGGTTTGACCGCGCGCGCGGGATCAGGCACAGCGCGGCTGACGTCAGCATTGATCCGTACACCAAGGATGATATTAACAGCGCTTTGGGTGCTCTAAATAAACTTCTAAAGACCAGTGGCATGGGAGTAGTTCATAACAATGAATGGGAAGAGGGTATCAGGAGTGACAGGCCGGTGGCAAATGAGTTCTGTCCCACAGGAGAGGGTGGCGGTGTGGACCCATCATGCCCTTCCACGGGTGGTGGCAGTGGCGGCAGCGCGGCAGGTTCCATCCTCCGCTGGGCCGCGTCTGCGCCGGGCCGGTTGCTTTCTTCCATCAAAAACAAGGCCCAAGCCAAGTATGCCAAGCTATCCGCCCGCTACGGACCCAAGTATGCCAAGGCGATCATAGGCGCGGCTTTGGCGGGCATTCCGGTTCCCATCCCCGGTTCCTCGTTCATCACCGCCGCTCCGGTCATCGCGCTGGCGGAAATGCATAGGTGGGTCAGCGGCGGGCCGGCGACCAATATATTTTGTCCTACCGGAGAAGGGGGTGGCGTAGACCCTGGTTGTAGCCCAAGGGGAACCGAGATCGGGGCCGGGACCAAGGAGAGGCCGGTTAAGTGCGGCAGCAACATCAAGCTGGCGGCGCAGTTGCTGTCAGCCGGGAGGTACGTGGAGCTGGACCAGCCGGACCAGGTATCCACGCTCATCAAGAAGCTGGGCAAGATCATCCGCAGGGCAGAGGAGCAAGGCATCGCCAAGCCTAAGATTGACCTATGCAAGGTGTCAGTTCCCGGAACCAACTTGTTCTGCCAGGAAACCAAAGGCATCCCCAGAATCCAGATGCCTCAGATGCGCGGCATGCCGGAGCCGGACAGCAAGGCGGCGCTGAAAGAGCCGGTGAACAAGCTAGGCAAGGTGGACATAGGACGAGAGTTCATCGCTCACCTGGAATCCCAAGGCGTCAAGGTCGAGACCACCACCGTTAGGGCGTCACACTTGCGAGCTTCCCAGTTAGAGATTGACGGGGCCAGGGTGATTGAGCTGATGGGCAAGGCGAAGGAAGGCAAGAACTTAAGGGAGCGGGAGATTTTCGTCACCCGCGACAACTACGTTCTTGACGGCCACCACCATTGGGCGGCAATCATAGGGCAAGGGTACGCGCGGGGTAGGGACTTGAAAATCCCGGTCCACCGCTTGGACATGGAGATCGGTAGGGGAGTTGCCGAGGCCAACGCCTTCGCCAAGGCATACGGAATCAAGCCAAAGTCGGTGGACACGGCCAACGCCGCCCCGCCGGATGAAATGACCCCGGAAGAAATCGAGGAAGCCGCCAAGGAATTGCGCCGCGAGCTAGAAGAGGAACAATGGGAGGACGAGGAAGGGGACGTGACGGAGAACGCCAATGACTTTTTTGCCGCGTGTAAGAGAAAGGAAATACCTACCGCTAACGCTCCGCGATTTGAGTTCCGCTCTACTGAGCAGCAGCGCCAGGCGTTCTTGGCATGGATTAAGAAGCAGGTGGACTCCACGCTGCGGTCCAAGAGTGAGGACGATCTGTGGCGCTTGTACATTGAGAGCGGGTTTAAGAAGGGCGCGGCGCGGTCATACGACGACGCGGTGAAAACCCCGCTGTTCGATCAAAACGAGCTGAGGGATTTCTACGCGGGCAGTAAGGATCAGTTCCTGCGCTCGTCATTCCGCCAGCCGGAGTCGGTGGAGAAGGTCAAGTTATTGGCTGGCCGGACTTTCCAGGATTTGGATAACGTCACCGATGACATGGCGGTGAGGATGAGCCGCACGTTGGTGGACGGTTTGACCCAAGGCCGCCATCCGCTAGACGTGGCCCGCGACATGGAAGATGCGCTGGACATCGGGCGCAACCGCGCCGAGCTGATCGCCCGCACTGAGTTTATCCGCGCTCACGCCGAGGGGCAATTGCAAGCGCTGGAAGACATGGGCGTGGAAGAAGTCGGCGTGGCGGTGGAATGGACGGTGACGGATGACGAGGTGCTGTGCGAGGAATGCGCCGCCATGAGCGGGGTGGTACTGCGAATCGAGGAAGCGCACAACATGATTCCGCGCCATCCAGGATGTCGTTGCGCATTTTTGCCCGCCAACGTGGGCGAGAAGGATAATGACCAGGTGGATACCGCCGCCGGGGTTAAGGCTGCCATACGGGAGAGCCAGGGCGGGGATGAGGAAAGTTGGGGGCCGAACGCGCCGATAAGCCGGTCCAGGCCGGAGAGCATATTGAACCAAGCGGCGGAGAATGCCGGTCAACGGCTGCCTCGCTCCAACAAGAGGACGGTTGCGGTGGACCCGGACTTGCTGACGTTCAGCCGGTTGCTTAGAAACGCATGACGCCAGGAGCTGACATGAGGAACGGAAAGCCCGCAGCGAACGGAGTGCACTGGACGCCGGTGGAAACTAAGATGCTCCAGCTGCTCTCCGACGGCAAACCCCACACCCGCGAGGAGCTGCACGGCTGCCTGTGGGACGACAAGTCATACTTGCGAACCATCCAATTCCACCTGTCCAAGATTCGCCAGCGCCTCAGACCTCAAGGGCAGGACATCATCTGCGAGCTGTTCAAGCGGCAAATCCACTACCGCCACATCCGCTACCTGGCCTCCGACTAAGCCTATCGCTTATATCCCCTCCGCTCGCATTTACCGTTCCCCCCACCGGCGCGTATAGTTACCTAAGCGTGCTGTGCGCCGCGCCGTGGCAGAGGACCGGCAATTGCTTGAGACCACCCCGATGATCGTGAACGTCCCAGCCTACCGCCGGGTGAAGCGCGGCGGCAGGGATTGGTTCGTCGGCGAAGCCACTATGATCGTGCCGGGGGTGCTCGCCGGTTCCAAAGGCGCGCTGTACTACCCCCCCGAAGAAATCCAAATCAACATCGACGCCTGGAACGGCATTCCTCTGACGGCGGGGCATCCCACCCGCAACGGCAACCATGTTTCCGCCCGCGACCCGGAGGTGATGGACAGCCACGGGATAGGCCACGTCTACAATACCCGCTATCAGGACAAGCTGGTGTGTCAGGCATGGTTTGACGCTGAGAAAACCAAGAGTATCGACGAGCGCATCTACAACCTGCTCAACAACGGCAGGCAAATAGAACTGTCCACCGGCCTCTTCACTGACAACCACCCCAGCGCCGGGACGTACAACGGTCGCAACTACGACTTCGTTGCCCGCAACTACCGCCCCGATCACCTGGCGGTGCTGGTGGACCAAAAGGGCGCGTGCAGCATAAGCGACGGTTGCGGCATAGGGGTCAACGCCGTGACGGATCAAGAATGCCCCGCGTGCAAGAGCATGCTAACGGACGGCGAGAAATGCGCGGAGTGCGAGGACGAGTTGGCCGACAACGCTCAGCCCAAGTCGCTGGTGTCGGGCCGATACAAGACCGGCAACGCAGGGACCGGCAAGGGTGAGGTCCACGAGGCGGCGCAGGCGGGGCATTTGGACCTGAAGGTATCCGAGACCCATAAGCTGCTAGGGGCCGACGCCGAAGAGCAAATGACGGGCGGCGCTGACAAGCCGAGCTGGGCGGCAAACGGCAACCTTTGGAGCAAGGCGGCAGGCGCGGCGGAGCAGGGCAACGGTTGCGACTACGCCAGGGCGGTTGCCATCTATCAAGCGCTGGGCGGGTCGATTGTCAGGAACCAAGCCACCGATCTCAATTTTCTAACAGGGGAGACCGACATGAACCGAGACCAAACGATCCAGTGGCTGACGGCCAACTGCGATTGCTGGAAGGGAAAGGAGAAGGTGCTAACTAACCGGGAAACTTTCTCCGATGATGACATCAAAAAGCTGCTCTCCGCCGCGCAAGAGCAGCGGGCGCAAGGGGTGGTGGTCAACGCGCTGCGGAAGAAGCTGGGCAACCCCTCGCTAGCTCTTAATGATATGGTTGAGGAGGTGGAGGAGATGCCGCCGCCGGTCAAGAAAAAGGGCGGGCCGGTTGCCAAGCAAGGCGAGGACGGCGCGGTCGGGCTGGAGGAAGGCGAGGACGAGGAAGATGAGGAAGGCAAGGTGATTCCGGCGGTGGCTAACCAGCGCGCTATCGAAACCGGGCTGGCCAGGAGCCTCGGCTTCGAGTCGGTTTCCCACATGCGGGCGACGCTCAACTCGGCCAAGCGAGTCGAGGCCAAGAGCCGCAACGCCCTGGTCCGCGAGCTGCGCACCTTGGCCGAGGTTTCCACCCCCAAGCGCAAGCGGTTCATCCTCAACCAACTGGAGCGCAAGCCGTCCCTGGAGCGGTTGGAGGAGATGCGGTTGCTGGTGGGCGACATGCCGGTCGGCAACACCCGCGAGTACCGGCAGCCCGACGATTATGAAGACCCGCCCGATTACAGCGGGCAGGGTTACGGCGGCAACGACCACGTGGAAAACAGCGGCGAGGGAGACGTGCTGGAGCTGCCCACCACCAACCAAGATTTTTGGGCCAATAACGGCAGCGCCAAGCGGGTCAAGTCCGCGTAATAATAGACTAAGATTGTCAATCGCCCACTAATACAACAGAGCCAACGAGGAGACGACATGGCACGTGGAAACAGGATCATCGTGAGTGCCAACCCCAAAGGGCACTTTCAGGAGGTGATAGTTGACGGCACGCCCAAGCCGGGCACGATTATGACCGTGAAGCCGGGCACGACCCCGGACGGCAACGGTACGCCGGAGTACGAGGCCGCCGGAGCCAGCGCTGGGCTGATGGCCGCCGACGGCGACCGTATCCCAATCGCGGTGTTGCTCTCCGGCGCGGACGGTGAGGCGGCCTGTCCGCCGGGTAGGACCGCCACTGACGCCTACGTGGACGGCGACCGGGCCACGGTGTACTTCCCCATAGCCGGAGAGACGCTAAACGTCCTCTTCGGCAACCAAGCCGGGACCGGTGACGATTTGGCGGCGGGCACGACCAAGATGATCGTGGACGACGGAACCGGCAAACTGCTCCCCACCGCCAGCACGCCGGAGTCCGAGCCGTTCATAGCGCTGGAGAACTACACCGACCCCGCTGCGGACAAGCTGGTGCATGCGCTCTTCACCGGCTACTAGGCGCTGGCGAATGAGGTGTACAGACGGCTGACGAGGCTGATTGACGTTTCAACCGTTCCCGGAGCTGCTTTGCTTTCCCAATCAACAATCAGAACCATTGAGGAGTTTCGCGATGCCACTAATCGACAATTACATCCCGGTTCCGGGGGCCGGGTTCAGCTACCGAGGGGGGCTGCCCCAGGACGTTGAGAACGACATCAACTACATCCACTTCCGCCGCCCCTACCTGGACGACCACGGCAAGCCATGCGTGACCGTCAACACCGGGCAATGGACGGTGGAAAAGGGGCAGAAGCACCCCCTACGCCGCCGCAAGAGGATCATGGACCTGCTCAACGAGGGTTACAACGTCCCAATTTTCACCCTCAACGCCACCAGTATGCGTAAGGAGGAATGGATTCAGCTCGACGCCCAGGTGCAGATGGCCTACCGTCAACGGCTGCGGCTGTTCTCGGACCTTATGGAGCGCGTGCCGGTGGGCGGTTTCAACGGCATGAACAAGCTCACCTACGAGTACGAGGCGATGTCCGACCCCGGCGAGGCGGTGGTGGACATGGATGCCATGACCGACGGAAACGCCGACAGCCCGCTGTTCAAGCTCCGCTCGCTGCCCTTGCCCATAACCCACAGCGATTTCTGGTACTCCGAGCGGCGCTTGCAGGTGAGCCGCAATAGCAACACCCCGTTGGACAAGGTGTCCGGGGAGGCGGCGGGAAGGCGGGTGGCCGAGAAGATCGAGCGCACCGCAATCGGGGTTGACGTTGGGGTGAGCTTCGGCACTCAGACCGTGGGCTACGGCACGCACGACCTAACCAGCACCGTGTTCGGATTGCTCACCTACACCAACCGCCTGACCAACACCACGCTGACGGCCCCCACCGGGGCCAACCCGCAGGCGGTACTGGCCGACGTGCTCGACCTGCGCCAGTCCCTCTACGATGCCAAGCAGTACGGCCCGTACATGATCTACCACAGCACCGATTGGGACGAGCATCTCGACAACGACTATGCCTTCACCAACGGGACCAATTGGGCCTCAGTCCCCAGCCAGACCCTGCGCCAGCGCATCGCCCAGATCGGCTCCGAGGATGGGGAAGGCAAGCAAATTCTGGGAGTTAAGCGCCTTGATTTTCTCACCCCGGCCCTGTCCAATGCCTTCACGATGATCGTGGTGAGCATGAACAGCACCGTGGTGCAGGCGGTCAACGCGATGGACGTGACCACCGTCCAATGGGAAACCTTGGGCGGCATGCGTAAGAACTTCAAGGTCATGGCGATCCAGAGCATCCTATGCCGTAGCGACTACAGCGGCACTTGCGGCATTATGCACGCCCGCACCCCGTAGCGTCCGGCGGGTCTTTAGTTTGCCGGGTTGCGCGGTGCGGTCGCCCTTTTGTTTATTTGACATCGCCCTGATTTCTTTTATTCCAAGGTCACTCTCAGGAGCTACGCATCATGGCCACGGTTGCAAGCGAGAAGCTAGTGTTCCGGGTTCTCCACGGACACCACGAGCAAGTAGAGGAGATTCAAACCATAGAGACCGAGGACGGCGGCAAGCGCGACAAGAAGATCATCAAGCGATACGGTCCCGGAACCGACAACGGCGACGTGGTGGAATCAAAGGGGTTCCGCCGCCAGAAGGTGAAGCTCCCCGACGGCAAAGAGGAATGGCAATGGGTGGAGCATAGCCCCGATTTGGCGGGGCTGTTCAACACCCCCAATAGCATGAAGTTCATGCGCCTCAACGGGGAGAACCGCCAGCTCGATCAACTTGCTGCGGCCACCCGCAAGGCGGCGCGGGCGGAGGCGGCGCTGGTCAAGGCGCTGGAGAAAATGTCGGTCAGGGAGTTGATCGAGTACGCCGAGGCCGAGGAGATCGACCTCGGCAAGCTGGGAGCCAACTCTAAGAAGGACGACGTGATCCGCGCCATCCGGGCTTGGAGGGAAGGAGAGGGCGCGCGGGCCGGAGACACGGCGGCCGCCTAGTGCGGTGGAGCGGCAACGAGCAGCAGGCCGTCCGTCAGTTGTGTGGCGATAACCGGGCAGGGGGCCGCGAGCATGGCCAGGACCGACGCCAACGCGGTGAAGGAGCTGATGCGGGCAACCGCAGGCGGGGAGAGCGACTATGACTCCGCCAACGCCCCGTCGCTTCAACCGTTCATCGATAGCGCCAATGCGTTCACCGACCGGGTGGCCGTCTGCGCCGTCCGCAAGGACGTGCCGCTGACCAATGCGGAGCTAGAGCTGATCGAGCGGTGGATGGCGGCCCACTTCTACACCAAGACCGACCGCACCCTATCCTCCAAAAGCACCAGCAAGGCCAGCGGCAGCTACGTCAACGATCCTCAAGTGCCCGAACCGTACAAGGCCGGGGCTATGGCGTTGGACCCCAGCGGCTGCGTGGCGGCGCTGCTCAACCGGCAGCGGGCCGGGGCGTTCTGGGCGGGCAAGCCGCGCAGCGAGCAGCTGGCGTGGGAGGACCGCAACTGATGCCCGCGCTGGAGCAAACCGGCTTGATCCATGACGTGGTGCTTTGGCCGAGGTCAGGTCAAGCCGCTGACGGGGATTGGGCGGTGGGCAGCCCGGTGGACATCAAGGCGCGCTGGAATCAGGGCCGACGTCAAGGAACCGATCCCGAAGGCAACACGGTGGCGTTGGACGGCGACTTGGTGTTGGATCAGGCGGTCATGGTCGGCAGCTTGGTGTGGCTCGGCACGCTGGCCGATTGGAACTCTACTGGGTCCGTGGGCGACACCACCGAGGTGATGAAGATAATCAGCGTGGACGTGACTAGCGACATCAAGGGTAGGGCGACCAGGTACGAGGCGGGGTTTGCCAGGCATCGCGACAGCCCGCCGAGCGGGTAGTCAGCGGTCGCACAGCCGCCGGGCGGAGGACAACCAAGCGGTGGAGGCGCGACGGGCATGGCCAGCATTAGAGGGTTGCAATCGCTGGTGGGCAAGCTCCGGGAAATGGCAGCCAAGGCAAGCAAGGAGTCCAACGTCAGCGCGATCGTGGGCTACACCGCTTCGTATGCCGTTTATGTCCACGAGAATGTGGAGATGAAATGGAAAGGTCTTCCCCGCAGCGGCGAGGTGAGGATGCTAAGCGGGGCGGGTGGAGAACGGACGGTGACCACCGGGCACGCCAAGGGCAAGGGCAAAGGGTTCTATTGGGGGCCGCACGGACAGGCCAAGTTCCTGGAGCAGCCCATGCGGGAGCTGAGCAACTCCGGGGAGTTTAGTAGGATCATATTCAAAGCCCTGAGTCAGAAAAAGACGATGGCGCAGGCGTTGCTCCTGGCGGGGTTGAAGTTGCAGCGGGACAGTCAGAAGCTGGTTCCGGTGGAGTTCGGCAACTTACGGGCCAGCGCGTTTACTAGGCTGGAGTAGAGATAGCCGGAGGCTCATTATGCCGCGCAGCGTCAGCGATATGCAGGTGGATAACGGGTTGGGGCGCGGTTGGCTGAAGTACGCGGGGAACATGACCGCCGTGGGCGCGATCATCGCCATCGTCCTATTCCAAACCTGGCGGGCCGAGGTGCGATTCGACGTGATGCTTGAATCGCATCGGCGCGAAACCGACGTATTCCAATCCGAGATGAAGTCCCAGCGTGAGCATGACCTGGATCGCACCCGGCGCATTTCCGAAAAGCTGGCCGCCATTGAACAGTCCAACCGCGACAACGGCAGGCTGTTGGCGGACATACTGACAGAATTGAAACGGCAAAAGGTTGCCGGTCATTCGTTTTGGGGTTGGCCCACGGTGGAAGAGTAACGGAGGAAACATGCGTTTTTTGCTTATCGCTTTGTTGTTGCCCCTTACCCTTATCGCTCAGTTGCCGGCCGCGCCAGTGCCGGCTGAAAGGCCGCCGTTTCAATTCATGACCGCCGACGATCTGGCCCACTACCGCAAGTTCCTGCCCAAGGTGGACAACAAAGTGATCCAAGCGGTTTTGGACGATCCCGCGACGATACTTTATACGAACAGCCACATTCCGGGCGCGTACCAACACGTCGGGCACGTCCACGATCCGAATTACAATATCGCCGCCAACCCCGATCCGTTTGGCAATGCCAATCGGGAAATGCCTTGGGGCATGCCGTTTGGAACGCACCGCTGCGGGCCGGAACTGTTGGCGTTCCGATTCGTCAATCTGCCCGGCGCGGTGGAATGGTGGATTGAGCAGACTCGCGACGGGCGCGGCATCATTGCCGGGGGCAGGTCAGTAGAAGAGCGTCAGCCGCTTTACCGCTGGGAGTTCCCGGATCGCACGGTGTTCGGCGAGGTGTTGCTTATTAAAGATGAAAACGGCAAGGCGTGGCCGTTTGAAATGCGGACGCGGACCAAGCGCGACGGCAAATGGCATCCCGACGTATTCCGCCCATTTGTCAACCGAAGGCAACTGGAGGCGGCATGCAAGGAACTGGACTGCGAGCTGCCCGCCATGCCAACCACCCGCGTGATTATCAAAGACAGGCAACCACGCAAACGGGTCATAGACGCTGAAGCGGACCTGGAGGTATTACCCGCGATGGACGGCGATCTAGTCCGCGTCTTGCTTGCCCGGCCCTTTAAGTCGGCGCTGGGCGAATCGTGGACTCCCGGCAAGGCGGCATTCGCGCCGATCAGCAAAGAGGCTTTCGGCATCGTCCCCAAAGGTTACGAGGGCGGGGTGATTGCTGTAGGCCAGGAGAGCTGCATGCGTTGTCATGAAACCTGTCGCCAGGAGGCCCGCTCGTTCGCGCCGAACCGCGAATGGTACGGGCGCATTTCAGGGGATGACGGCATATTCAGTTTTCACCCGTTCGCGGTGGAGTGCATTTCACACAACGGCATCGAAAAGCCCGTCGCCATGCGGCAAAAGTTGGTGGACGCGGGCCTACTCAAAAAACGATAGGAGTGTCCAGTATGAAGGCCATGATTGTCTTGCTCGCTCTTACAGTCCCGTCCTATGCTTGCGACCTGCTGCCGCGCATCACAGCGCAGCGCGGCTGCGATAACCCATCGCCTGTTGAGCACGCAAAGACCACGCCGGAATCGCGAGGGAAATTGCCCGCGATCCCGGACAAACTCTGTATCGGCAATCATGCCAACGCGGAGAAGATCGCGGCGTTGGAAGCCGAAATCGCTAAACTGAAAGTAGGCGGCACGGCGGGACCGCAAGGTCCGGCAGGGCCAATAGGGCCGCAAGGCCCGGCGGGTAAAGACGGCAACGCCGCTGACGTGTCCGCGTTGCTAAACGAGATCAAGGAACTGCGTAAAGACCTAATTACCTTGCAAACCCAGGTCAACGCGCAGAAGGCCGACGTGGATTCGGTGAGGGCGAACAATGCCAACGTCTTGGCGGAAATCGCCGCGTTGAAAAAACAGTTTGCCAACGGCATTACGATTGACGTAATGCCGAATAAATAGGTTTGGTCCAGCAGACGGGGGCAAGCACGGCCACCGATTTGTGGCCTAGCTGGACATAGGTTGCGGTCGTGTTGGCCGTGCCTTTTTCATAGCCCCTATAGGAGGTCCAGTATGGAACCAGCGTTGGTTAACCTGTTTTCCGCCGATGCGGCGGAAGCAATCTCTCGGCGGCGGGACGATACCCAGCTCGCCATCAATCGTACCCGTGATTCCGCGCTGTATGATCTGCGGCTCTTGGGTTACATCGGCAGCTCGGAATTGCTGGTGTCGAATGACCCTAGCGAAATGAGCCGCCTGAACGCGGCGGTACGAGTGCCAACAACCCTCGATCACCCCAATGCCGTGGTGCAAAAGTAGTTTTCGATTTTCTTCTTTGGTCCAGCTAGGAGGAAATCATGGGGCCGCAAACGATAGAGCGTCTGCGGACGGATTTACAATACTTCATCGATCTGAGCTACCTTGCGAAGAATGGGCCGGTCTCAGTCTCCGCAACGTCTCTGACGGCGATTATTGCCAATCTTAAGCAGACATATCAGGAAATCGAAATGGCCATGAGCGCCACCACGTCGGATGCTGCCGCCGTGGCGGCGCGCATGGTTGCCAAGAACGACGAGACGCAAAAGAGGTTTCAAGAGGAAGCGGCGGCGGCATTGGAAAGGCATAGTAAGCTGGTCGAAGAGGCTGCAGCGTCGTTCCTCGATCAGTTGCAAGGCAATCCGACAATGGCCAAGCGGCTGCAAGAGTTGCTGAAAGCGGGGGAGTCCGCCCCTTTGCCGAGTTCCTCTTCGGAGGAACCGAAACTATGAGCGACAAAGAAAAGGAAGCGCTGGGGAAGATTCGCGCCGGGGTGCTTGGGAATATTGGCAGCGTCGTGGTGCATGACTTCGCCGAGATGAAGCGTTTGGTTCGCAAGGCGACGGCGGCGGGGTTGGGGTTTGATAGCAACGAGTATGCCACGCCGTTTCCGGGCACGCCTGGGCCGGTGAGTATAAGCATCAATGAGGCAGCGCCAAAGTTTGGCATTGGTAAATGGCTATTGGCCGGGCTATTAGGGGCAGGAATCCTAGGAGGCGGAATAGGTCTTGGAGCGCTGGCAATCGGTAAGTTCGGCAAGCTTGAACCGAGCCTTCCCGCCACAACGCCGAATGGGATTGTGAACAATACCGGCAAGCCGATCCGCGTATACGTCGATCCGGCAGGCAACCGTTATCGGTGGAAGTATCTGCCGGATGGTGAATGGAGTGAGTGGAAACCAAAGCCTGAAGGTCCGATTACTGTGCCATGATATTCACTTGGCTTGCCAAACTGTTCAAACGCGGACCTCGCCGCCACAGGGACTGGCCGAAGGTTCGGGCGCGTATAAAACAAAACCGGTAAGCCGGTAGACGTGGAGTTGAGCTGGAAAATTGTTGACGGCAAGAAGGCCGATTTTTACCGCTGGCGTTATGCGCCTGGTGGGGTGTGGAGTGAACTGAAGCCTTACGACCCCGCGAAAGGAATCAGCGTGCCTTAATGCGTAGGAAGCTGGCCGAATTGAATCCACTCTGGGCATGCTGTGGCGGCGAAGGTGTTGCTGATATAGACGGCTCGCCTGTGCCACGGCGCGAAAGGGTCATGGTTTTGTTTGATTGCCCGTGTGGACAGGATCATGAAAATTGGGAACTCAAAATCGCCATACCCATCATGAATCCCCCGGATGGCGGACCATCTGTATACCCGGACAGGGCATCATGGACGATGACGGGTGATAGTTTTGAGAATTTGACCTTGCGCCCGTCCATCCAACGAGTCGGCGGATGCCAGTGGCACGGCTTTGTCACCAACGGAGAGGTGCATGAATAATGCTCGCATGGCTCAAAAGCCTGTTCAGCGACGGCAGGTCAAAGGACTGGCCGAAGGTTCGGGCCGCGCACTTGAAAAAGCAGCCGCGCTGCATGGCTTGTGGAAGCGGCAAGAATCTAGCCGTCCACCACAAGCAGCCGTTTCAGTGGTTTCCGCAATTGGAGCTTGACCCTGAAAACCTGATTACTTTGTGCGAGGGCGACACATTGAACTGTCACCTATGGCTTGGGCACTGCGGCAATTTCGCCAAGTGGTACAACCCGAAAGTGGTGGAGTCGGCGAAGCGGTTCCGCGACATGCTTGTATTTCGGGAAGGACCGCCGCCGGAGCCGATACCAGTGCTTCCGACCGAGGTGAAGTCGCTTGGTGCTGGTGGTTGAGTGATGAAAACGGAACGCAGCGGTTAGGGTGATGGAGCTTTGCAAAGGTGAGTAGGCGCGGGTGCGGTTTGCGGTTCCTTCCTGCTGTGAACCCCCCGCGCCGAACTAACAGGAGTGCCGAGGGGGCGATGGATGCCGCGCCTAAAACAGCTTGCTCGACTCCGCGAGATGCTCAACGGCATCCTTGCCATGCTGGAGGCTATCACGAAGGAAACCGAGGGCTTGGATAAGAGGTTGTCAAAGCTGGAAGCAAAACGCCCGCAGGGCAGAACGCCGGAAGGCAGGTATCTTGACAGCCTGCCAAAGCAAAGGCAAGGGGCCGGACAGATGGTGAGGCGCAAGTGGATGGACTTGGAGCCAAACGATTGAAGCAATCACAACGCGCCGTAGAGCAACGGTCAGCTCGCCAGACTCATAACCTGGAGGTTGCAGGTTCAAATCCTGCCGGCGCAATGCCTGTTCCGTCTCTCCATCGAGATTCCGAACTGATGGGGAGCTTCGCGGAGGCGGGGGGGAAGTTTGCCAATTTTACCCCCCGCCTCGTTTACAACAGAGAGGGATTGACATGGCCTTTCGACTGTCCACCAAGGCGCGAAACGCCGCCTGTGACGCCATCGTTGATCTGCTCGACGAGGGGTCGGGCGCTGGCAAGGCTCGCATCCGCACCGGCGCTCAACCCACCAACGTCGGCGACTCGGAGTCCGGCACGCTACTCGGCACGCTTGTCTTTTCCGATCCCGCTTTTGGCGCATCTTCCACCGGAACCGCGACGGCTTCAGCCATCACCAGCGACAGCAGCGCTGACGCTTCAGGCACGGCGGGGCATGGCCGGTTCATGGACTCTGACGACGAGGTGATGTTCGACGCTGACGCGGCACAGGGTTCGGGAACTATTAACTTTGACAACGCTACGGTCGTGGCCGGCGGCGTGATCGCCATCAGCTCCATGACCGTGACCGTGCCCATTCAATAGCACACAAAGAGGAATCGCAAAATGGACCGCGCTGACAATCAAATTCCGGTGGCCTGCTTCGCCCCGCCGCTCACGGACGAAAAGCTGGCCGAGTATCAGATGCTCATCGACGGTTTGGAGCCGTCTCCGGTCAAGGACGTGATGGACGAATGCATGGCGGCGGTCAAGCTCTGGTGGGAGCTGCCGGAGTCCGCCCGCAAGGACGGCAAGCAGTGGAAGCTGCTGCATCGCGGCAAGGAAACGTCCTATGACGAAACGCCGTTGGAAAAGGAACACGTCAAGGCGCTGTGGGCCGCCGTACCGTGGATGTATGAGTTGACCGCGATGGAGGCGATCTTGGACGCGCTTCCCAACGACACCAAGGGCAAGCCGCTCCGCGACGCCGCGTTTCACTTGCTTTGGTTCGCCAAGGAACTGACCTTAGACCGTGAACCGCTGACGATGGACAAGCTGGCATAGAAGGCAAAGGAAGCATTATGAAACTTTCCCAAGTTATCGACGCGCTCCAAGTCCTGCTCGCCAAGGGGGGCGACATCGACCTGGATACGTTCATTCCCGACAATAAACCGCCGTTTGTGGACACGGCGGCGTTACGGGAGGAAATCGAGAACGGGCCGTTGGCGGCGGAGCTGGCTCCGTTGTGGGGCACGGTCTTTCAATCTCCGGGCGACGCGCCGGCAATACCGCAACTACAAGACCCTCAAAAGCCAACCAGTTCCGAGGTGCAGGCGCTGGTGGAATGGAAAGCGCGCTATTCGGTGTGGGAAGTGAAAACCAACCGAGCCGGGAAACTTGTCGGTGACGCAGCCTATGAAATCCACAAGCTGTTAACCTCGCCCGGCAAAACAGGAGGGCCGTCGCGCGCGGAAGAGTTGGGCTGGGGTAGCAACTGGCAGTATAAGCTGGTCCAGACAGCGAAAGAAGAGGTGTTGTAATGGCTGCCGGCGACATCCTGCCAGTATTTGCGGCATCATCGGATTTGACGGTTTCCAGCGGCTTGAATTCGCTGGCGGCCTCGTCAACCTGGATAGCAGGCTGGGAGTCGGCCTCCATCGACCTTACCGATTGCTTGGACGCTTCAATTGACGTGAAAATTACTGTAGGCAGCACAAATTTGCAAGCCGGAGAAATCCGCGTCTACTTCGTCAGGCAGCTGAGCGATTCCGCGTGGCCCGACGTGTTTGATGGAACCGGCTCGGCGGAAACCGTTACTGATACTGAAATGCGCGATGCAATATGCCGACTCGGAGCCTTCACGATCACTGACACCGGCGCAAGCGACGCATATTTCATGACCGTGCCCAGCGTGCGCGCCGTGTTCAACGGCAACCTGCCAAGCCGCATAGTCGTTTTCATCACGCACAACGCGCACACTTCCACCAATGCCATCGCTTCCAGCGGCCAACAGGTAACGGTGAAGAAGTCCTACGTAAACGTGGCGAGCTAGTGCATGTTTTCGATCATCACCAGCAAAACGGAGGAACTTTGGGAGAGGCGGCCCGATTGGCCGTTCGCCATCAACTGGGGCAGCCGCCAGGCACAGGGGTTGGCGTTTTGGGCCCCGATGGGGGTAGTGGATGCGGGCGGCAATGAGTACGATCTTGTCAGCCGGACGGTTTCCAGCGTGACCGGAACGGTCACAAGCAAGCTGGTTCAAACCGGATGCGCGCGTCTGTTTGCAAACGGATACCTCATATGGTCGATTTTGCCGGTAGCGGCATACCCCCTGACATTGAGCGCATGGTTCAATTCGTCCGACACATCTAACAGCCAAACGCCCCTAGGAATAACCGGAGGCTCCGTTTATGACCGCATTACCTTACACCTGTATAGCGGCAATGTAGCAGGATACATCGAAACCGGAGGCTTCTTTCCACAGTCGGGAAGCTATAACGCCAACCGGGACCAGCATGGATGCATGGCGGTCAATGCGGATGGAACGGGCGCTGTGTGGCGCGACGCTCGCGACAAGGCAACTGGTTCAGGGGCTACCTTTTCAGCCGGAAACAACCGAGTTCAAATTGGCAATGACCCGGACACCAACAATGATTTGATCGGCTATACCTGGGACTTGCGAATTTACAAATACGCGAAAACCGATGTGGAGGTGTTTGAACTTTTTGACCCTAGAACCCGCAATGAGCTGTTTTACCCGCTACGTCAAAAGGTATTCAGTTTTCCGAAGAGAACAACCGCCCCCGCCCGCACCGCCACCGTAGCCGCCACCGTCGGCGCGGCCACGGCCTCCGTTGCCGCAACCTTCGCGCCGGGGACCAAGACCGCCGCCGTTGCCGCGACCATTGGCGCGGTGACGGCAGCGGTGTCCGCGCAGGCAGTCCAGCCCACTTATGCCGCGACCGTGGCGGCTAACGTGGGAGCGGTGACGGCTTCGGTTGCCGCCACCTCCGGCCCGCCAACCTTCACGGCTGTGGTGTCCGCGACCGTTGGGCCGGTCACTGCTGCGGTGGCGGCCGCTTTCACCAAGCCGGTTTATACCGCGTCTGTGACGGCAACGGTAGGCGCGGTCACGGCGGCGGCGTCCGCAACGTCGGCGCAACCGGTCTACACGGCAACGGTTGCGGCCACGACGGGCGGCGTCACCGCTGCCGTAGTGGGCACGTTTATCAAACCGACCTACACCGCGACGATCAGCGCGGCGGTGGGAGGGGCGACCTGCGCCGTGGTTGCCACGTTTGCCAAGCCAACGTACACGGCGGTGGTGACGGCCATAATCGGTCCTGTTGCCGCAGCGGTTGCGGCGACCTTCGCGAAGCCAGTCTATGCCGCGACGATTGCGGCGACCGTGGGGGGCGCGACGGCAGCCGCCCAAGCGCTGTTCAGCCAGCCCGCCTACACCGCGTTGATTCAAGCGATGGTGGGCGGGGTCACGGCGGCGGTCAGCGCGACCTTTACCGCGCCGTCCGGCCTATTCGTCGAGGGGGCGTCCAAGGTATGGCGGGCGGATCGCCACAGGACCGATACGCTGGTGCGAGATCGGGGTTGGTCTTGGGCGGCAGTCCATGAGAAAACTGACACCAAGGTGACGAGCCACTGATGTTCCGAGCAAGGCGGTACTTCAACTCCGGTGAGCAGCTGATACGCTGGTCGTTCGACCTGTCCGGCACTCATCAGGTGCTGGCGGGCAAGACGATCACGGCGGCTTCCGTTGCCGTGTACACCGTCGCCGGGGTTGCGAGCGGATTGCTAGTCCCTAGCGGAGTGTCGATTTCCGGCCCGGTGGTGAGCTACTATCTCAGCGACAGCGCATTGACGGAGGAGAAGCTGGAGGTAAGGGGGACGTTCACCTTCAGCGGTTCGCCTGCGGAGATCATCACCGAGCGGCAGACCCTGCGCTGCCGCAAGCGCATATGCGACCGCTTTTACTACCACGTCGGCGATCAAGACCGGCGGTTCGAGTTTGACTTCCGCGACCGCCGCGAGGTGCAAGACGGCGCGGTCATAACCGGCACGCCGCTGGTCCGGGCCTACGAGGACGGGGTGCTGTCCACTAAGTGGACCATCAGCGGCATCGCGCTGGACTCGTCTGCTCAAAGGGTTCAATTCGTTATAGACGACAACGCGGTGGGAGGACCGGAGGTGGGCGATCTCTTTGAAATTCGCTGCGACGCCGAGAGCGACGGGCCGGAAACCTTCGTCCAGTTCGGGCAGCTCAAGTACATCGCAACCGCTTCGCCGGACGACACCCCGCGCGGGCTGCTGTTCCACACGCCCGCCGAGATATTCAAGACGCTGCTGGTGGACTTAGGGCTGGGGACGGACTCGGCGAACGGGCAATGGCGGGTGGCGTTCTCCAACGAGCTTGATGCGCCCGACGACGTGATTACCGTCTACGACACCTTGGGGTACAAAGACGGTAGGATGCAATACAGCGGAGAAACCGACGAGCATCCAGGAATACAGATACGGGTGCGCGGGGCAACCCACGCCTCGGCCCGCTCCAAAATTCTGGAGATAGCCTCCGTCCTGGACGAGGGCGTTAGCGACGAGGTTGTGGAGGTAGACGAGGTGGGGTATCAAGTCGGCCACTTCAGCCGCACCGGGAACGTCTTGTCGCTAGGCAGAGATCAGAACAGCAACCGTCGCCTTTTCACACTCAACGGAATCGCGTCCCTGACTCGACTGTACAGTTGACGGGGACCAAAAGAGGAGAGCTTACCTATGGCAGCACCAACCCCGACCGAACGTCAAACCCCCGCAGCCGCGAAGCTGAAGGATGGGTTCAAGGCGCTCATCACCTTTGCGGCGGACCCGAATATCGAGATATGGGAGAAGGATGTCGGCTTGCCCGGCATCGAGGGCGGTGAGGCAATCGAGCAGACCACCCAGCACAACGTGGAATGGCGGACCTTCGCGCCGAGGCAGCTCAAGACCCTGACCCCGTTCACGATCAAGGCAGGGTTCAGCCCGTTGGCCTACAATAGCGTTCGCAACCTCATCAACGTGGAGACCACCATCACTGAGGACTTGCCTTCAGGCCATCAGCTATGCTACTTCGGTTTCCTGCAAAATATGAGTCCGCCCGACCCGTTGGTGGAAGGCCAGCTGCC